TGATACCTCCGTAGGAGAGTAAAGAATTTCTACTAATCCTCTCATCGGTTTCCAAACTTGCCTAGCATTTCCTACTCCAGCATCAGCTACTTCTAGCCCAATCCAACCATAAGAAGGTTTTAAAGGGAGTGGCTGTGTAGTGTAACTGTTAACTAAGGTCTCTGGAATTACAATGTTAAAGGTGTTATCAGACACCGTTGTATCAATTATAGGAAGAGTAGTAACAACTCCTCCTGACTTTTGGATAGTGGGTAAACTTGTTGGGTCTGTGTGATCAAGAGTTGAACTATCAGCTTCAATTATTTTTGCTAAAAGAGTATACCCTGTTAAGTTAGTAAGCCAACCTAAAGTTATCTCTATTTGTATTTGTTCACCTTTAATCACTGATAACAACACAGAACCATTGTCTTCAATTAAGTCCTTAGACTTAGAATTTATTCTTGTTCTTGCCATAGTGTTTCCTTTGTCAATCCTCAGATGGACTTAAAGAAGAGACCGCCACCTTTAGCGATCTCTATTTTTATTATTTCTTTTTACCGCCCTTTTTAGGTGGACGACCCTTTTTAGTACCGTAAGTTCCCATTCCTTTTGGCATAATTACCGCCCCATTGAAGTTACTTTGGGAAGAGACTTCCGCTTTCTCCGCACGTTAGCCCGACTTATTGCTGATCCTACGCGTTTCCTGCCACGATTAAATTCTGCAAGTTTCCTAATAGCAGCCTTTTGTGCGGCAGACCCCCACGATCTAGCTGTTGTCCCTGCAGTTGTAGCAGCCCTTTTAACGCTTCTTTTAGCTACTCCGATTGACTGGCTAGTAGTGCGCTTAGTTTCGCTTGGGCCTCGGCGACCGCCGCCCATGGCAACCTTTTGCTTAGAAGTTAGTTGGCTGTAGCTTTTGCCTTTACCGCCCATACTTCCTTTAGTTAGGTTTCTTGCAGCCTTATCTCTTTTCGCTTTGAGGCGTTTAGTTTTAAGTGTAGCAATTCCTGTGCGTACTGCTCCAACACCACGTTTAGCTGTCCTCTTTACTGACTTTTTAGCGCCAGAAGCTGCACCTGAAACGGCTTTTCCTGCAGAAGTTGCTGCGCTAGTAGCAGCAGTAGTTGCGTTACTTACTCTACGAGTAGCTTTTCGTTTAATTCTGCCGAGAGTACTAGTGTCAACTCGTTCACTGCCAGTACCTTTACCAGAGTTAGCTACAGGTTTAAGTTTTACTCTACTATTGCCAGTACCTTTATCAGAGTTAGCTACAGGTTTAGTTTTTACTCTACTATTGCCAGTACCTTTACCAGAGTTAGCTACAGGTTTAGCTCGCGACTGTTGTATACCAGTTCTAGTAGTAGAAGCGCGACCAGCAAGGCTGTTTGTTGCTACTAGTTTAAATCCTTTACCATCTTGTACAACTCTTTGGTTTGGACCCTTTGCTTTATTAGCAGACTGTCTTGTTGCGTATTTTGCCATTGTCTTGTATTCCTTTTAATTTTTTAACTGTTACGTTTTTTATTAGCTGCAACTTTAGTCGCAACATAAGCTCCACCTACTGTTGTAAGGGCCGCTGCCTGAAGTGCTAATACTTTACGGGCGCTGGCCTTGGGCTTATAATTTCTTAACAGTTGTTTATCGAGAGTATTTTCTATGTTAGTTAAGTTTTTCTGAAAAGTAGAATTTTTATAGCTAAGAGGGCCACGGGCAGGATTTGTAACTTTTGCCTTAGCCTCTAGTTTAACTATTTTATTATATAAGTTACTATAATACTGCTCACCCTTTGGACTAAGTTTTTTCATAGGATAAATGTCAACAGGTCTAAAGGCTCCGCTTTCTTGGGCCATCTTTTTAATTTGACCTTCAATATCATACAAGTCGTCTGAAACTTTTGACTTCTTAATAGGCTTTAGCATTTCCTTAGCATAAGACCTTACGGCCTTTCTATCCTCAAGAATAAACTTTAACTCTTTATTAGTTTTTGAGTAAGCCTTTAAAGTCTTTTTACGTGCAGCCGTCTTTGCTCCTTTTCGAACAGCTAGCTTGCCTTTAAATTTAGAAACAAGACCAACTGTGCTTTTTCGGCGAGCTAACGCAGAAGCCTTGACTGCTTTTGCTAACGCTGCTTTTTGAGCAGAAGTCATAGCCTTTTTTCCTGCAGTACGCCCTACTTTTTTAATAGCTCTTTTAGCTAGCTTTCTACCAATAAATCTTCCTATCATTTCCTTCTCCTTAGAAGCCGAAGCCCCTTTTTGTTACTTTTGTTCCCGCCCTTACAGGCCAGAGGTACTCTACCGCATACCGTATACCATCTGAGAAGTGTTCTACACCGTCCTTCTTACAGATAGTAGCAGTATTGGGGTTGCCATCAACCCACACAGTCCTTTCCATAGACTGTATGACGTTAGTGCAACGAGGGTGAACATAGATATCTATAGTACCCTTAGCGTTTTCTAACTTCTTGTTAACAGCAGCCACCGAGTCCACTATAGGGGGAGCCTTGTTATGTGATCGTAATTGTATACCGTGGGATAGCAAGATACTAAAGTCGGTAACGCCCACAGCAGCGGAGGTCTTTCGAGCCTTCCCTGCAGGGTCAGGATAACCGATAATCTTGTGTCCTTTGTATTTAGCTACTAGTGATTGAGCCAACGTCTCTGTGTCTGGATGTCCTATACTTTCAGCAAGTATGTGCATCTGACCGCCCCTAACTGCGAAAACGGTTGTAGCCTGTATACCAACGTTAAAGTCGATAGCGCAGTGTACTTCTTCGTCTTCTTCAAAGTCGGGTAGACTGTTGTCTATGTGCTTCTTTCTATCAAACATATAAAATACATTATTACCAGAGTCTTCAAAGGAAGCCTCATACTCTCTAGCAAACTTAATAGGGTCTAGTGTAGTCTTAACCCTTTCGATTTCCGTCTCATCTAGGTACGGCGAATCATGGTAGGTGTAGTGAAAACTCTTCCAGTCATCATCTACATCTTGTCTGTTGTATAACTCCCAAAAGTAATCATATCCTTTGGGTGTACTAATTATTAATGCCCTTCCTGGGCTAGCACCATAGCGCTCTGCATTCTGTTCACTCCAACGAGTAGTAATACATGGCTGAATAATACTTTCCCAAGACTCTTTAAAGTTCATCCCTGCACCTTTCCAAGAGGTGACCTCGTCTCCTATGACCATGTACTGACCACTACCCCGCATCCTTTCGGAAGCTTCGTAGGACCATAGCTTAAGGTTAACGTTTCTAGGGAACCAGAACTGACCAGCGGCCCTAGAGGATTTATCTGCATAGTCTTCCATACCTAGCTGATAAGCTAGCAGGGGGAAGTAAATGTCTACGGCTTGTTGGTAGGTAGGGGCGATAAGAGCTACGTTCTTATTAGGAACACTCTCATCAAGTTCCATTAGTTCCTGTACAGCTATCATTGCAGCTGTGGCCCCTAAGTAAGACTTACCAAAACCCCGTGAGGCACACGCTACAGCATACCTACAGGTATTGTTTATAAAAAGGTCTTCAATAACGTCTGACTGACCTTCGTTTAATACTATCTCTTGCACTGTTAGATCCTTTGAACAAACTTAGCTATGTGACTTACAAATGGTAGTAGCATAACAGCCATTAACAGGTTTACCCCTGTGTGCACTACTGCAATCCTTAGTGTGTCATCTTTTGGCATACCATCAGAGACTAACAACCCTGCAAGCCAGATAGTGCCTGTAGTACCAATGTTAGCCCCTAGTACAGCTGCAATAGCAGCAGGTAGTGGAACTGCCCCTGAAGCTACCAACGCTATAATTGCTGTAGTAGACAGACTAGAACTCTGCCAAGCAAGCGTTAGTACTATAGCACCAAAAAACATATAAATAGGATTGGCTGTAAACCACTCCAAGTGTTTCATGTTGCCCATAGCTTTCATTCCACCAGAAAACATTTTAAGACCTACATAAAATACTACGAGGCCACAAAGAACTTGTACATAATGGGGCATAAGGGTTTCCTTACTTGTTATATTGATATATCCAAAATCTTTCCTGCTGGAACATCAGGGGTTATTTTTCCGTGTCTGTCATAGTTACTATTGTGATTGTGAAACAACAGCACATCAAGCCTTTCTGCAGGGTCTACTACTCTGAGACTACTTGCGGCTGTTTGTGGTACTTTGACATTCGGGTGATTATTCGGGTGTAGTTTAGGCATATAAGGGTTAGAATAAAACGTATCTCCATAAGCGTTAACATTAATCATCCTTACCTCTCCTTGTTAGAGTAATCGCCACAGGTTTCTTTTCTGTAATCTCTTGCTCTAGTTTGTCAGGGATCTTCTTATAGCCATACATCATTAGGTTGTTAATCAGTGTGCCTTGTGTTGCAATTAACTGTGCAAAGGCACCGCCACCGAGTACTTTCTCACCACTATGATGCTTATCTAACTGGGCTTCAATGTAAGTATACTTCTGAACCATCATTTCAATGGGATCAAATTTTAGCTCTTCAAGCTTCTTGACAGATGCCATAGAATTAATGTTCTTAGAGCCTTTTGGACGACCAGCGCCTTCGCGTTTACCGCCATTTTTATTTTTGCGATTATCTATTCTCATTGGACCTCCTTGAGTCTCTGGGAATTCTGGTTTCTCTTTCAGTTAAAAATAAAAACCTTTAATTACAATTCATTACAGTTTACATAAAAACTTGTCTAATAATTGGTTGTTTTTACTCGTTAAAATTACGGTATTTTTCCGAAAGAGCAAGCTTAAGAATCTCAATTTGTTCTTTAAGAGATTCAATCTCGTCTTTCTGTATTTGTAGTTGTCTTTCCAAAGACGCAATAGCGTCATCATCCGACTTTCTTGCTAACATAAAAGTTTTAAACAACCCAAGAAAACCAGCCGAAGCTATTACAACAAACATACCAAGTGAAGCAGGTAAGTATTGTAATATTCCATCCATAGTATTACTTCCGTTTTCCAAGGAGAGCACCAAAAACAAACATCATTGTTAGTGTGTACGGTGCTGCTGCAGCGGTTATAAGGTTCATTCCTCCATACTCACAGTAAGCAGTAAAGCTTAGGTGACACCAGAAAGAACTTGACAGTAAGTTAAAAACTAACCGAGAGGTTAGGTTTGAAAGGTATAGCTGTCCTACTGCTACGAGGACTAACAGCCATAAGATTACTGTTGGGATTGTTATTAAAGAGAGTCCACCAGAAAGAAGAGTGTAAGTTGTTGCG